ACACCTTTACATACTGGTTTATGCCTTTTTAATGAAGATGTATTTGAAAAACTTTTATTACAACCTGCACAGCTTGAAATAGTAAATTCATCAGCAATTTTTAGTTGATTATTGGCGATTTTTAGTTCAAAATTGGCGATTTTTAGTTCAGAATTGGCGATTTTTAGTTGAGCATCGGCGATTTTTGGTTGAGTATCCGCGATTTTTGGTTGAGTATTTTCGATTTTATGTGTTGTTCTAATATGTCTTTGTAAATTATATTTCCTTTTGCTTACATAAGCGCAGTGAATACATTTATATTCGTCCATTATAAATATATTATGATATATATAATTTATATTTATGTATATTTGAGTTAAATAAAATTTTACTCAGGGGGAGAAATTTCTGAAAATGGATTCGAAAGCATTTCAACAAAATTGTCAATCAAATATTTGTCAACATCGATGAATTTATACGAGTTTTATTCAAGATAACTTCATTAAATCTTTTAACTGTAGAAGGAATGGTTTGTTTCTTGTTTTTTATTGTTTTGATTATCATCTTTCTGTTTGATATATGAAATTTTACAAGTCTTAATGTGTTTGCTTTTTGAACTTTTACTTGCATATATTTTATGACAACAATGTCATTCTAATATATTTTGAGGTGTATATCAAGTTTTTGATAGCATATTTTGAATGTCGGTTGGTGGAGAAAAAATAAATACCATTTTGTTGTTTGTCTTCTTAACTTAATACTGTTGTTAATTCTTTTGACAAATCACTAAAATCAAAACACATGATTTGATATTATCATATCTGGACACACATATATAAGTTTTCAAAAAATGATTGAAATCAGATCAAAACATATAATTTTACTTAAATATGCCATCCTGTATGTCAAAATCTTGTCAAGTGAGAAATGTATGTTCTAAGAAATCTGGAATGGACACATATAAAAAAAAGAAAATACATTGTCAAAATAAGACTATGAATGATAATAATGATAATAATATAGAGACATTTAACGACCTTTACGATTGGCTTGTATCATATCCAGAAGATGATATTATGAAATGGTTGGAAAACCCATGGAATGGTAAAGATAAACAAGAATCATTATTGCGTTTATTAGCAGGTCTTGGATTAATAGATAAACTAAATCAATATGTAATCTGTAAAGGAAATTATAATAAACAAACTATAATGAAAAAAACTCTTGTTAAGGATGTATTTTTTAATGAAAAAAATAAACCAATTTGTCTTAAAGATAAAGGGGATTCGTCTGACCTTACAGGTATTCATAAAGAAAATGAAAAGAATATATTGGTTACAACATCAAAAAATTTGAATAAAACAAATGTTGGAAAGTTAGACATTGATAAGATATTGACTAATTTTCAACAATACGATGAACAAGGTTTTACTATGACATTATGTATATGTATTAGAAATTTATATGATTTTCAGAAAATGAAATATAATATTGAAGAATCGAATCATAAATTGAAATTATTATTAGAAAAAGATGATACAATTATTATTGATTGGAATGACTTGAACCAAGCATATCATCAATTTAAAATGCATTTTGGGGAAAAAACACTTGATGATATGATTAATTCAAATAAAACAATATTATGTTTAAAAATGCATCAACACTTTACTGTATCAAAAACACTTCAGTTGAAGAAAGCTGATAAGAAAAGAATTCTATGGGGACATATTCAAAGAAGTGGAAAAAGTTACATTATTGGTGGTTGTATTATAGAAGATAGTAAAGATAAAGATGAATGCAATTATTTGATAATTACAACCGCTCCAAATGAAACTATTGAACAACAACGTAAAGTTTTTGATTGCATTCAGTTAAATGATTTTAATGTAATCATATTAAATGGTTGTAATAAAAAACCAGATTTAACCAAAAAGAATATTGTTATTTGTTCTAAACAATTCTTACAAACGAAAACGGAAGACCAAAATGACCCAAAAACAAAAAGTATTGCATGGTTGAAAAAGATGAACTTTGATATGAGATTTGTTGATGAATCTCACAATGGAGGAACGACCGAGATGGCAAAGAAAACACTAGAATATTATGGTCAATCATCATTTACAGTTCAGATTACTGCAACATATTTGAAACCGATTAATGACTATAATATTCCAAAAGATTGCCGAATTCTATGGGATTTAGAAGATATAAAACTTTGTAAAAATATTACACTTGAAAACAATGTTAATAGATTAGTAGAAAAACATGGCAATCTAATTAATGATATAATTACAAAGTATTCTTTTGAGAACATTATTACTGAATATTCCAAATATCCAGAACTATGGTTGTTGACTGACGAAATTAAAAACGATATTGTAAAAGAAATAATAAAAGATACAAAAGATAATGATTATGGATGGTCAACTGACGCTTGTTTCCTTCTCAAACAAGGAACAAACAAAAATGAAATTATAAAAAAAGCTGAATTTCAAAATGAACAAGAAAATTTGAAATTGTGGTATAAAATTTTTGGAAAGAAAAATAATTTAGGAATACCTGATAAAGACTATAAAGATAATGTTGTATTTATGAAGAGAATTGAAAAGATTTGTAAAGACCCATCCATTGATTCCAGATTTATAGGTGAATCAGATTTTCGTTATGAACCTATGATTGTTATGGCATTCTTACCTCAAAACGATATTGATAAAATATCAAGAGCAACGACAAAACTTTTGGAAAAACATAATGTTATTCCTGATTATGATATCATTTGTATTAATAGCAAACAAACCAGTAATCCTAAACAAACAATTGAAGATGCTCGTATTAAAGCAAGAAATTTCCAAAAAAAGGGGGTTTTGGTATTAAGTGGAAAACAGTGCAGTCTTGGAGTATCTATTGAAAATTGCGATATAGTCTTATTATTAAACAATAGCACAGGCTTTGACATGATTTATCAAATGATGTTCCGTTGTATGACAGAAGGAAAAAATAAGAAATGTGGGTTTGTGATAGATTTAAATATTCATAGAGTAATCGAAACTTCTCTAATTAATTATGCATCAGTGATAAAACCAGACATGCACCCAAGAGAAGCAACAAAATTTATTTTACAAGAAAGACTTATCAATTTAAACGGTGACCATTGGATGCCTTCTTTCGGTAATGATGCTTCTAAGATTTCAACTTTGTGTGAAAATGTATATGAAATTTATTCATCTAATACTGAAAATGCACTTAATCATTTCTTAAATCGTCTTCGTTTTAAAGAAATATTACTTACAAAAGAAGAACAAAAAATATTTAATGCTATGTTTAGTAATACAACACCTACAAAAAAAGAAAAAGAATTAATAGATAAATTTTTGGAGGAAGATGAAAAAATTAAAAAAGGCATTGAAAAAACAAAAGTTGATAATGAAGACATAGATACATCATCAGAAACAAGTAATAAAGATGAAAAAGAAGAAAAACAAATAAACTATATGGATATTCTAAAACATATTATTCCTCTTATATGTCTATTAACAATTCATGATAAAAAAACATCGTTTGTAGAAATGTTTGAATTAATTCAAAATAATGACTACGTATATAATATCCTAATTGACCAAACTAAAAGTTGGTGGGGTAATTCAATTGATGCAAAAATAATAAAAAAATTTATCAATGTGTATATGAAATATATGAAAGATGATAAAGAAACTAATCAGATTATTAGAACTGTGAAAGAACTATTTATGAAAAATATTAAAAATAATAGAGAACTATCTAATTTGATTGACAAGTATTTAATACCACAAGAACTTGAAAAAAAAAGTAATGCCGAAGTTTCTACACCATTTAAGTTGAGACAAGAAATGTTGGATAAAATACCTATTGAATTCTGGACGTCTATAAAGAAAGTATTTGAACCTTGTTCTGGTAAAGGTGGATTTATTGTAGATATAATTGATAGATTTATGAATGGTCTTGAAGAAACTATTCCTGATGAAAAAGAGAGATATAAAACAATTGTTGAAGACTGTTTGTATTTTAGCGATATTAATTCTACAAATATATTTATCTGTAAATTATTGATAGACCCTTATAATGAATATAAATTAAACTATAATGAAGGAAATACATTAGAATTAGATATTAAAGAAAAATTGGATATTGATGGTTTTGATGCTGTTATTGGTAATCCACCATATCAATCACAAAAAGCAACAGGTGATAATAAATTATATTTAGATTTTATTAGGTATTCAATAAAAAATATATATGACAATGCTCTATTATTATTTATAGTTCCTACTAATATAAAAAATTATATAACAAATCAGGATAAAAATAGGTCATATATAAGTAATTTTATGGAGATAATGTATTTATCATTAAATACAAGTAATAAATATTTTCCAAATATTGGCACTTATTTCAGTTATTTCCTAATAAAAAAAAATATTGTAAAAAGTTGTCAAACTAAAACAGCATTTATGAGAGGGGAAAAAATTGAGAATTCAATTATCACAATAAATGAAAAAGACGAATTACCCTTAACTCTATCTACTAAAGATATTAATCTTATTAATAAAGTGTCAAACTTAATAAAAAAACAGTGGAATACACTTGATATTAAAAAAGCGTTATACCAAAAAACTAATAAAAAAATATGCACTCAAAGAATAAGAAAATCACATATTAAAAATGGAGACATAAAAGAAAACTATGATGAAACATATAAATATAAGATTATTGATAAAATTAATAAAAGTCATACTCTTCCTGGAGTTTATTATTATAATAATTATAAAATGTTAGATTATGGAAAACCAAAAATAATTATGTGTTCTGGTGGATATTTAATGCCATCTTTGGATAAAGATGGAGTATATAATATTAGTGATAATATGTTATATATGTTAATTAATGATTTATCAGAATATGAAGGATTAACTATACTAATAAATTCACAATTAATTAAATATTTAAATAAAATAACTATGACTGATAATATACATGGAAGAGATTTAGTAATTAAAAATATTAAAAATATTTCCCTTAGTAATATTAAATGTGAAAATGATATTTATAGTCAATTGAATATTACTAAAGATGAATTAGAATTAATAAAAAAAACTATAAATAATTAGATATTATAATAAAATACCTACACATAAAAGTAATGATTATAAATTATCAGCAGTTAAATACTATTTATCCTAAATGTTTATTTAGACAGAAAAACTGCTTGTAAATATAATGAATGTAAGTCAAACTCTTCTTTAGATACACCCGTTAAGAAAAGAACCTTATTCAATGGATATTAATATATATTGTATAACGAATGTGACAAACATCTTACAGATAAATTTGAAGAATTACACGGCGGTGTCCCCCAGCTTATATAAAGATGGGATCGGACAATATGATATGAATTACAATTTAGTTCAAGAATATATTTGTAAATACTATTGTTCTAATCTTGTTTTTCATAATTCAATATTATTTTTTAAATAATAACTATATTTATCATCATTCATAAATTCTTCCCATTCTTTATGAATCTCATCTTCTTTTTTTATATAATTCTTCAATTGAGTAATAATTCATGATCCTAATTGTATTTCCTTGTTGCTTTTGAATTAGGTCTTGTACTTGTTATTTAAATCAATGAACAAGTATAAGACAAATTTTTTAACAATAGATGACGAACATGTGTAAGTTTTACCACTACCAGTAGGCATTGATATTACAATTTTCATTGTTCTTGATAAGTTCTTTTGCTTCTTCCTGAAAATCTATTTTCTCATACATTGTTCAATTGTATCTATGACAGGATAAAAGGTAAAATCATGTCTAAAAGAAAATCAATCACAATGCTTTTGTGTTCCAGTCATAGCCAACACATTCTTATGACATGTTGAACATTTATTAAATCACTTCTTAAGATTCAGATCACTGATCATTTTCACAGGAGCGCCAGCCTCATTGTCTTCTTCTCTGTCCGAGTGGAAATCGCTGTCTTCACCGTCAGTGTCCTGAGTCCACATCAATCTATATGTGGAAGTGCACTCGTCTTGAGAACATGCTTTTATATTCCCAACCTTGCCTTTCCTAAAAACGATACCGCATACTTGACAGTAGTCATCTGCCCCCATCTTACGCAGAGGACAATGACGAACAGTATGTTTCAAACTCCTACAAACAGAGCACTTCCTCTGTAAATCTGGTAGCCAACACCATCCTGACGTGTGAGAACCGTAGAACAGTGGTTTGCTTCTCAGACCACAATGCCTACATCTGTCTTTCATACCCTCACAACAGTCGTTGTTGTTGTGAGGATTCTTGTCGTAGTCCTCATCAGATGATGTGGATTCCTGATTGTGTTTCGGAACAGGATGAGGTGGGTTGTCTGTTTCCGAAGCACAATCAGGCTCAGGGGAAGTTCTCCGCATCACGAACTAGCTTTGGCAGGAAGAGTTCTTGATGCTTACGAGAACAAGACGCTTGTAGACTTGCTCACTGCGTCTTGCTGTCTTGAGGTCCCCACCAGTGCACGAGAAGTGAAGTCTTATGAAGCAAAAAAATAAAACTACTTTTTATCATCCTAATAAAATTTAATTTATTCCAAAGAGCTATTGTGATTATGTTTTTTTGAATTTCCTTCTAAATTCAATTCCACTATCTACAAATAATACATTCTTGATTATTGGCAATATTGCATTTTTGAACTTTATCGCTTGATGTATAGAAATCATTTTCCTGATGGATTACCAAATGATGCATTTCCTTTTTACTTTTGGGCAAAAATTAAACATTGAATAAATCTTTTCTAAAATAATTATGATTTATCCAAATTTCATTTCCACGTTGTCTTTCTTTAAATGTAAATCCATTCAATTTTAAAAATTCACCAAATGCTTTATTTTTTTCTTGTTCATTTGAATGAGCTTCTATAATATAATAACAAAATATAGGGAATTCAAAATTTATACTTTGTAATAATGATAATTCAGATCCTTCAACATCTATAATCATAAAATCCATATATATATAGGTATTATGTTATTGAAGTAGTTATAAATAATGAAAATTTGTTTATTAAAACAAGTTGTTTGTAATGATTTATATGTATGTTCAATTACTGAAAAATATATTAAAAATATATTATCTACTTCTCAAATGAGAAGTGGAATTATAGGTATATTTGGAACATTTGATACAGATTTTTATATTGTTAATGTTGAAAAAGAAGAAGAATGTAACATTTATTAAAAATGTATCCAAATTTAAATTTAGATTTATTAAAAACAGAAACACTCAATAATATAAAAGGACAAGAACATACATAAAGTTCCTGGATCTAATATACCAAATGGCTTTTATAGTATTGATGTAAAAACAATTGATTTTAGTAAATATGATATTGTAATTTCTATTAATATATGTGTTCCATCTTATATAGTTAAACAATATACAAAAGTATTATGGTGTTATTTAATTATTGAAAATAATATGTTTTGTTATAAACCATATTTTAATTATGATGTTGTTTTAAATCAAAATATAACATGTAAAATACATCAATTCATACAAAAGAAAAAATTATTTTACATAATCAATTAATATCTACAAATTTCATTAATTTAGTAAATGCCAAATATTTTGTTAAATTGAATGGAAGAATTATTCGTGGTAATTCTGTAATTGAAGCTATTTCTGCAAATACATTAGTATTAATAAATAAACGTAAATTATATTATAATTTTTTAATACCAGACGAATGTCATATTCAGACAAAATAAGACATTATTAAAAAAATCAATGAGTTAAATAATGATAATGATTCATATCATAAATTATTAAATGTTCAAAAGAAATTATTAGAAAAATATATTTTCGACATTCCATTGAAGTCATTAATGAATTCTTATAATATTAAAAAACAAAAACATAATAAAGATTGAATTATATTATCAATATATTTCATAATATTATTTTCAATGTAATCTTTATATTTTTGGATAAATGATATTAGATGCGACACTTTAGTTTATGTTCCAATGATATTTCTTCATAAATTTTATTTTCATCAATAATAAGCATAACACATCTCATTATTAGTATAATAAATTTTATATATCTATTTTTGTGAAAAAATTAGTAAAAATGAAAAGTGATTTTTAATATTCTATAATTATAAAATGGTGAATAGCAAACCCAAAAGCTTACCTACTTCAAGAAACAAGTCTTCGCATAATTTATCTATCAAAGCAAAAAGTACTAATGATGCGAAAAAGTTAATTGATATGAATGAGTTAATTTTACAATTAAACGAACTTAAATCATTACAAAAATTAATTAAACAGAATAAACCAAGATATATAAAAACCTAAATAATATTAAAATCTGTTAATAATGTAAAGAAAAATTAACATGAGTAGTAAATCAGTATTAAAATTGACCGATAAAAGTAAAGATGCTATAGCATTTTCACAATCTAAAGAATCAAAGGTATTATCAGAAGCCAATGATTTAAAATTAACTATAAAGTTAGATTATATTGAAGCATTTAGTATACGCGAAGACTTCATGAAAGAACTGACAACATTTATTGAAGAAAAAAATGAAATTATTAAATGTACAGACTCATTAGAAGATAAAGAAAAAAAAAGAAAATTAGAAATACTAAATTACAAAATTGGAATATTAAACGAAAATTTAATAAAAAATCAAAAACATATCGATTCTATACAGCATTTTGTACGTGAAAAGTATAGTATTAATAATAATCATTTTATTAAAGAAATTTTTGATGCAATAACAAAAAGAAATAAACAAGACGCAGATAAAACTATCCAAGAAAATTTGAAAAAGGCAATACAACTTAATAAGAAAATAGAACAAAAAGCAGAACAAAATAAAGAAACTAATTCTATAAAAAAAAATAAAGTAAAGGTTTTATGTGTGGAAGATTCAGAGTGTAGAAATTTAAATCAAAAATGTGAGCAATTTGTTTGTAAAGAAATTAAAAAATTTGAGTTGGAGGTTGATCAACTCCGTTCAACTAAACAATATCAGAATGCATATAATAAATACGCTGATGAAAGAAGAGCCCAGAGAAGAAAAAGATGGTATGATCCATTGAACTAGTTTTAACTTTTGCAAATTTCTAACAGAAAAATAAGCTTTTATTATTTTTACTCTCACGCCTTTTTCACAGCTATGAGCAAATTTCTGGTGTTGTCGG